CACAAGACAACATAAAGAGAAATACGGCTAAAACATCAAGAGAAGATTTTGAAAAGTATCAAGAACTCATTAATAGTAAGTTGAATAAAAAATAGTTATTTTTGTACTATGGCAGAACAAAATTTCAAATTATTATTCGAGTTTATTGCTAAAACTGCACAGTTTAACCTTAATATTGACAAAGCAAAGGCAAAGATTGCAGGATTTAGCCAACAAGCAGTAAAAACAGGAAAGTTTTTGTCCACAAGATTATCGCTTCCTTTAGCTGCAGTTGGTGGTTTAGCTTTACGACAAGCTGCAAAGTTTGAAAGATTACGAGTTGTATTAAACACATTAAACGGATCAGCAGAGGAGGGTGCAAAATCATTTAAAAGATTGGTTGCATTTAGTGCAAAAACACCACTACAATTAGAGGAGTTAACAAGAGTTAACAATATGTTAATGGGATTTGGGCAAACATCAGATGATGCTTTTAAATCGCTTAAAATGTTGGGTGATGTTGCAGCAGTTTCAGGTGGTAATCTTACAGGTATAGCCGTAGCATTTGGTCAAGCAGCAGCAGAGGGCAGGGTAATGACAAGAGATTTAAGGCAGTTCATAAACAACGGAGTGCCAATTCTTGATATACTTGCAAAGTCAATGGGAGTTGCAAGGAGTGAGATAATGGATTTGGCATCGGAGGGTAAATTATCTTTTGAAGTGTTACAAGATGGTTTTGAGTTTGCAACAGGTTCACAAGGTCGTTTTAATGATGGTTTAAAGATACTTTCACAAACTTTAGAGGGATTGTTTAGTACATTAAAAGATAATGTAAATATAGCACTTGCAGAACTTGGACAAGAAATTGCCACAACCTTAAATTTAAAAGAGGGTATTCCTGCTTTATCTAAAAAAATTGGCAAATTAGTTAAAGATTTCAAGGCTTTAGATCCTGAAACAAGAAAATTAATTATAAATGCAGGTATTTTAGCAGTTGTAATACCACCAGTTACAGTAGCTTTAGGTGCTATGGCAGCATCAATTACGGCTATCACAACACTATTAGCTGTATTAAGTCCACTTGTTATTGGTATCGGATTAGTAATAAGTGGTTTAGGTTTAGCATTTATAGCAGCAAAAAAAGAGGGTATAAAATTCACTGAATTTCTTACCAATAATTTACAAGCAGCACTTATAAGTGATGATAAATTTAGCAGGTTCAATGATAATTTAGGAACTACTAATGATGAATTAAAAATATTAAACCAAAGATCAAGAACTGCTAAGAAAAGATTAGATGATTTAGCAGTATCTATGGCAGGTGCTTTTACAGATCCTTTAGGGTTTTCAGGTGCAAGAGCAAAACCTTTTCCAACAATACCTAAAGCGACATCTAATGATGGAGGAGGTGGAGGTGGAACATCTGATCCTATTAAATTTAGTTTTGCAGCGACAAATATGTTTGCAGGATTTGGTAAAACTGTTTTAGATGTTTCAAATCTTTATAATGCAGAACTTCCAAAAATGACAAATGTAAATAATGGCTTTTCATCATCAATGGAAAAGATGTCTGCAAAGTTCCAAGATTTTAAAGAAAATGCAATAATACCATTAGCTGAAGAATTAAAGAAAAACAATGATATGATAATGTCTTTCGCAACTACTATTGGTACAACCTTAGTAGATTCTTTTGCTAATTTAAGTGAGGGTGAAGATGCTTTTAAAAAGATTGGTGAGCAACTTGAAGCATTAATAAAAAGATTATTAGTGGCAGCAGCATTGTCAGCTATAATTGCAGCAGTTTTTGGTTTAGATTTTAGAACAGTTTTTGCTGCATTAAGTGGTATGGGCAGTATGATGTCGCCAGTAGCTAATGCAAAAGGAGGGATTTATTCAGGTCCAACAAATGCTTTAGTTGGAGAATATCCTGGTGCAAGATCAAACCCTGAAGTTATAGCACCATTAAATAAATTAAAAGGTATGTTAGGGAATAGTGGTGGTGCAATGCAAGGAGAGTTTGTTTTAAGAGGTCAAGATTTAGTAGTTGCTTTACAAAGAGCAGAACGAAACAGAAATAGATTTAAATAATGGCTTACGGAGTTAAATATGAACTTGATTTTTCAGACATCAAGGGAAATAAAAGAAGTGTCCAAATTCTAAAAAAGGATTATGTAGGCGATGTATTTGCTATTGTAGGAACTGATAATCCTGTTATCATTACATATACTAATGATACTGATTTTTACAATCCCATAATCGGTTCTTCTTGTGTTTTAAATATTAAAACTACCGACACAATATCGTATGATGAGTTTATAAATTTTGATGAAAGAGAATATAAGGTTAGAGTTAATATTGGAGTTCAAGATGAAGCTGCTGATATTAATTCACCACTTTGGCAAGTTGCAGATACAAATTGGCAAGAAACAGATTATAATTGGGCAGCATCTACAATATTTCAAGTTTATTGGGAGGGTTTTTTAGTTTCTGACACATTTCAAGAAGCAATACAATCAAAACCATTTGATATAAGTTTAAGAGCAATAGATAACTTAGGAACTCTTGATTCTTATTTAGTACCTGATGGTAAAATTGAAACTAATACAGATGGTTCAATTAAAGTTGGTGCAACCGATCAAACTAATTTAGATTCTGCATTTTATTATTTACATAAAATATTGTCATTTACTGGATTAGATTTTGACATTTTTATACAAAATAATATACGTTATACCACACTCGCAGGATCTGTTATAACAAGTAATAATAATTTATTTCAAAATATAAGTATTAATGAATTTGCATTTACTGATAATTTTGCAAAACTTTCCTCAAAAAAAGTTTTAGAAAATATTTTAAGAATAACAAATTCAAGAGTTTATCAAGCAAATGCGAGTTGGTATGTTGTTTCAAATAGTAATTATTATGATAAAGCATTATCAGCAGGTCAAACTGGAGAAACTAATCAAAATCAAACGATCTTAAATCCTTTAGTTACAACCAATGATGTTACAAACACAACATCAACAAGTGTTACATTAAATGCAACAATAACGAATGATAGAGGGTTAGATGTAATTGAAAGAGGGTTTTACTTTGGAACAAATCCTATTATAGAATCAAATCCAAAAGTTTTTTCAACAGACACAACTGCAAGTTATTTATCTAATCAAACAGGTTTAATTACAAATACTACATATTTTATTGCTGCTTATGTTAAAACAAATATTTTTACAGAGGGTGTTGGTGATAGAATTAATTATACACCTGGTGCAGTTGCACCACCAGTAGTTCCACCATCTTCAAAACCAACAGTTTCAACACAAAGAGTTGCAAATTCACTTGTTAAAAATATATCTATGACTGTAAAGGCAAAAATTACAGATGTAGGAACAAGTAATGTTACCGAATATGGTTTTTATTTTGGAACTGATGGTAATGATTACACTAAAAATAGAAAAATTCCAGTTGCTACAAGTCAAAGTATTTCAAGTGCTTTAGATTTTAATTTGAATACAACAAGTGTTACAAGTCCATCAATCACTTTAACGGCAGGTGTTGCTCATTATTATACTGCTTATGCTATAAATACAACAGGTGAAGATGTTGGTAATACAGAGGAACAATATACTTGGAATTCTTTAAGATTAAGAAAATTAATAGATAGCACATCAGTTTCGGTACTTTATGATGCTTCTAAAGCAGTAGGAGATGAGGTTACAATTTCATCAACAGGAACAGATTGTTATGTAGTATCAATAGGTCAATCATTGATTAGTTTAGCAGGTCTTGCAACAATTAGTGGTGCTTGTCCTGATACTCCTGAACCTGATGTTGATCCTACAACTGCTCAAACTTGTAAAGCAATTACACTATACAGAAGTGATACAGCATTTAATTTGTGTTGTAGTTCGCCAACATCAAGAACATTTTATATTAATGGAGAATCGTTTACTGATAACACAAACACAACAAAAGTATTTATTGATGATACCTGTACAACACTTACAAATGCACAATTCTTGTCAGAGGATTTAGTTAATTTTAGACAATTTAATGGAACAAACCTTTTAAATACGGCAAGTTGTCCAGAATGTGATCCTGATGTGGTAACACCTGATGGGTTTTTAGTTGAAAAAGATAATTCGCAAGACAGATTAACAGTTCAATATAATGCAACCTTTAGTGTTGGTCAAAGGGTTGTTTTAAGTGTTCAAACAAGTGATTGTTTCACAATACTTGAAGAAGTAACTACAACCGAAACTTTAACTATCACAATTAATGTTTCTTGTGATACAGTTAAACCAACACCAAGTGAAACTTGTCCAACAATGACAGATTTTGCAAGATACTTAAAGTGTGGTGATGATAGAATAGAGGTTATTGGAAACAATAAAAATGATTTTCCACAATTTATAAAACAAATTTCAAATAATGATTGTTGGACATTTATTGACAGAACACCAAACACACAAAGTGATAATGAATTTAATTTAGGTTGTTTCCCTACAAGTAAATTTGCAACAGGTTTTACAACTTGTGATGATTGTTTAGGTATATCTACAACGACACAAGTTCCAGCGACAACGACAACAACACAACCATCTATATTTTATAGAATATATGAAAGTTTACAAGCAAATTGTAGTGCAGATGACAGAATAATACAGGTTCTAAATCAAACAAATAGTTTTCCAACAGTTATTACAGATGGTGCATTATGTTACAAATCACTACAAGATGGAGGTGCAGGTACAAATGGTGATGTAGATTTATTTTTAGGTTTTAACACAGGAGTTTTAGCTGATGATTGTGCTGCTT